ATCAATGCGAGCGTGACAGTTACCGTGCCGTCTGGTAGCACATGGGTTGTCGTCTAATTCCAGCAGCAAGGGGGTTGCTATGGAACGCAAGCTGAAGATATGCGTCTACGCTATCTCCAAAAATGAAGCACACTTTGTTCAACGGTTCTGCGAATCAGCCGCAGACGCCGATATGATTCTAATTGCAGATACGGGGTCAGATGATGGTCTTCCAGAAGAAGCTGCCAAATATGGAGCGGTTGTTCATCACATTAGCATATTTCCTTGGCGATTTGATCTGGCTCGCAACGCAGCTCTTGCGCTGGTCCCGCGAGACATGGATGTCTGCATTAGTTTGGACATCGACGAAGTCCTCCAACCAGGCTGGCGCGAGGAGATAGAGCGTGTTTGGATCAAGGGACAGACAACTCGGTTACGTTATATGTTTGATTGGGGCTCTGGCATCAGTTTCTACTACGAAAAAATCCATGCCCGAGTTGGATATATGTGGCACCATCCTTGCCACGAATACCCCATACCAGATGGACGAATCACAGAAGTTTGGGCTCAAACCGACTTTCTTCTCGCCGTCCACAAGCCTGACCCAACCAAGTCCCGTGGTCAATACATGGACCTCCTTGAGCTATCTGTGCGGGAGGATCCCGATTGCCCAAGAAATGCGTTCTATTATGCCCGAGAGTTAAGTTTTAACGCCCGCTGGCAAGAGAGCATTGATGCCTGCAAACGGTATTTGGCGCTTCCCCGGGCCACATGGATGAACGAGCGGTGTTATGCGTACCGTGTCATGGGACGCTGCTACAGTGAGTTGGGCCAACTCGGTGAGGCTGAACGCGCTTTCCATTTGGCGGCTGCGGAAGCACCAAACACTCGTGAACCATGGTGTGAATTAGCCATGCTTACGTACCGCCAGCATCGGTGGGAAGAGTGTTTTGCTTTTGCCATGAGAGCCTTAAAGATCACTGACCGGCTCAAGGTGTATACTTGTGATCCCGCAGTTTGGGGGTATCAACCGCACGATCTTGCCGCTATTTCGGCATGGAACTTGGGCCTTAAAGACATCGCAATCCAACAAGGGAAAATAGCTCTTGAATTGGAGCCGACTGATCAGCGGTTAGAAAACAATTTGCACTTCTATCAAGGCGGGCAAAAAACTCCCAATGTTGTGCATTTCATTTACTTTTGTGGTGAGGGCTCACGCACCTATAGCTATATCAACTACTTAGCTGTCAGAACTGCTTATGAGATCCAAAAGCCAGACGATATCATTATGTGGTGCGATGAGCCTCCAGTGGACAACCCGCATTGGGACGCCATCTTGCCATATGTCATCGTCAAAAAGGTTTTGGCCCCGACAGATTTGTGCGGGATTGAACTGAAGTATCCTCATTACAAGTCTGATGTATTTCGGTTGCGTACCCTTTACGAGCATGGCGGCATCTATCTTGATAATGACATGGTCCTGACCAAGCCGTTGACGCCCTTGATGGGCAGTAAGCTTGTCATGGGGGCAGACAAACCTGGTGAGGTCACCTCAATTGCCAACGCAGTGCTGATTTGCCCGCCAAAATCTGAGTTTATTAATATATGGTTACATCGTATGGCGGATAGGATTAGCGACAAGTGGGCGGACCATTCTGTTGTGCTTCCGGCAGAATTGGCTAAAGAATGCCCAGATCTTATCCAAGTTGAGCCATATACATCGTTTATACCTATTCATTGGGATGATCGGTCTATTTTTGATGAGTCTGGATGTTTACTTGATCTAGAAAAAAGTTATGGTGTCCACTTATGGGAAACCTTTTGGGGTGATATAATAAGCATCGTGGACGACAAGTATCTGTCGGAGTCGCGTAGCTTATTTGCCAAACTGTTTGGCCGTTTTGCTACGGTTAAGCTAATGGAAAATTAACTGGAGCTAGGCTATGTCTGATCATGTAGGTGAAGCCGCCAAAACGATTGGGGATGGCCTATCCGTGATTACAGTTGTCGGAACTTTAGCCGGAATGCTCCCATCAATAGCCGCATTATTTACAATTATTTGGACTGGCATTCGCATTTATGAAACAAAAACGGTGCAAAATTTAATAAATCGCAAATCTAGCTCGGTATAGCGCATATGGATCCGCTCACGCTCTTAGCTGCCGCACAAGCCAGTTATGCCGCCCTGAAGGCGGGGATCGCGGCTGGAAAAGAACTGCAAGGCATGGCTGCGGATCTTGGTTCGTTGTTTGACAGTGTTGCGGCTATTACGCGCACTGCCGCCGAACCAAAAGGGAATTTGATTGCGGGGAAATCGGCACAGCAGGTTGCCATGGAGGCATATGCTGCAAAAGCCGAGGCTGACGCAATCATGGAAGAACTAAAAAACCATTTTATTGGGGAATTTGGTATAAGTGCATGGGATGAGGTTCTAGCCGCAACAACACAAATTAAAAAGGATCAAAAAGCAGCAGCTATCGAAGCGGCCAAACAGCAAGAGGAAATGATGCAAAGTATCTTGGTTTGGGGGACAGCCCTCTTGATTTTTATTGTCGTGGTTGCCTGCCTACTGCTCGCAGCCATTTCTCTCGCACGGTAGGAGCATACAAATGCAAATGAGCCAAGAGGGCATTGATGCTCTTCTGAAGAAGTTTGAGGGTTGCAAGCTCAAGGCATACCGTTGCCCGGCCAATGTTTGCACGATTGGATATGGTCATACGTCATCGGCTGGCGCTCCGGAAGTAAAAGATGGGATGACTATCACCCAAAAGCAGGCGGATGATATTTTACGCAGAGATCTTGTAAAATTTGAGACCGCTGTTTACAACATGTTGCATCAGCCGGTAAATCAACATCAGTTCGATGTGCTTGTAGATTTCGCCTACAATGCGGGTATTGGGGCGCTGGAAAAATCTACAATTCTCAAAAAGGTTAATGCGGCGCAATTTGACGCTGTTCCCGCAGAACTGATGAAATGGACCAAGGGTGGCGGTAAGGTGCTTCCCGGCCTTGTACGCCGCCGTCAGGCAGAGAGCGCCTGGTGGGCTTCTGGTGAAATGGCCGCTGCATCGGATTCTGCTACTGAGCCAACGCCGGATGAGCATGAGGAAAGAGCTGCCCCGGACCATGTGGCCGCACCATCAATGGCTGAGAGCAAACAGGGGAACGCAGCCCTTTTGACGGTAGGTATGGGCAGTTTGGGTGTGGCTAAAGAAATAGCTTCTCAAGCTCAAGATGCTTCCGATACCGCCGACAAGATCATGATGCTGTTGCACAACCCTAATTTCCTCATCATGGGTGGCGTCGTTGGTTTGGGCACTGCAATCTGGTATTTCCGGAAACAGCACATGGAGGAGCACGGTGTTTAGTCTTCTCTTTACGCCTCTGGGCCGTTATATTGCCATGGCGGTCGCCGCTGTGGTTATTCTTGGCGGTGTGTACTTTAAGATCCGATCTGATGCCATGGCCGAGGTTGAGGCTGCGGCTGTTTCAGATGCTTTAAGGAGAACTCAAAATGCGATTCGCGCTGGTGATTCTGTCGATACTTCCCCTGATGGGCTGCTCAAGTCTGACGGTTTCAAGCGAGACTAATCCGGCTGTTTGCAGTGTTTGGCGGGATGTTTCGTGGTCGTCTAAAGACACGACTGGGACCATTATTGAGGTGAAGCAGAACAATGCTCGCCGTGAGGGATGGTGCGCTGGTCGCAAATAAGTGTTATAGTACCGCTAAAGCGGAGATATCATTGTGACCACTGGCCTCACATATTCGCAATACGTTACCCAGATTGCGACAATGGCGGTCGTCCCGGAGACCGATAGCAACTATTTGACTATTTTGCCGCAAATGATCACTTATGCGGAAAACCGCATTTATCGTGATTTAGACTTTTTGTTTACTTCTGTCGCGACGACTTCTTATAGTTTGAGCGCCGGGAGCCGGACGATCACGGTCCCCACCAGCACATTTGTGGTGCCCGAACAGATCAACCTTATCACTCCGTCCGGGACATCTGACCCCAATTCTGGCACTCGTGTCCCTCTTCTCGCGACCACAAGAGAATATCTTGATGCGGTTTGTGGATCGTCCTCGATCACCGGACAACCGCAATATTTTGCCCCATTCATGGGCGGGGCTACCAACTGGAACTTCTTGGTTGGTCCGTATCCAGACGCCACCTATACAGTTGAAATTGTTGGCACATTTAGGCCTGATAGTTTGTCTGCGACGAATACCACGACATTCATCAGCACATATCTGCCTGATGTGATGATCATGGCCTCTATGATCTACATCTCTGCGTATCAACGCAATTTTGGTCGCGCCAATGACGACCCACAAATGGCGATCACCTATGAAAGCCAATACCAGGCGCTTCTGAAGGGTGCCATGGCTGAAGAGTTCCGTAAGAAAATGGAAGGCGCAGCTTGGGCTTCGCAATCTACGTCGCCTATTGCAACGCCGACTAGGGGGTAAAAATGCCCCATGCCTCCCTCAAGTTGATTCCTGGCGTTGATGTAAACAAGACGCCTGCTCTAAATGAAGCGGCTATTTCACAAAGCCAGCTCGTGAGATTCATCCCCGACCGGACACTTGGCGGATTGGTGCAAAAGCTTGGTGGCTGGACAAAGTTCTATGCCAACAAGATTGGATCTACAATTCGGTGCCTCTGGGCTTGGGAGGACACCAACGCCAATTCGTATCTCGGTGTGGGCGCACAAGGCGCGGCCCCAATTGTGGTTACTGGCGCTAGTGGGAACGGGACAACAGTAACCCTGACCTATACGGGGCCATTTAGCTTCAGCGTCAACAAGGCCATTACCGTTTCAGGGATAACCCCGTCTGGGTATAATGGTACGTATGTCGTAACAGCGGCAACGAACACTAGTGTCTCATATGCTAATACCACCACAGCCGCATATGTGTCCGGTGGGTTGATTTATGGTGGTGGCGGGGCACTCGATGTCATTACCTCTGGCGGGGCGCAGGACATCACGCCGGAGCAGACAACCGTTAATGTCCCAGTGAACTTCAGCACAACAGCGGGCAGCAATGCGGTTACTGTTGTAGATACTGGGCGCAGCACAAATAGCTACTATGTAGTTGATATACAAACACAAATCAGTGTTGGCGGGTTGGTGTTGTTTGGGCAATACCAGGTCTACAACCCCACCTTGAACGCCAATCAGTATACCATTTATGCTACAAATGCGCTTGGGGTAGCTCAAAACGCAACCTACACGACGACATCTGTTGCAACGACTGGAGCGTCTGGTACGGGGGTAACTGCAACTTTGACGTTTTCTGGCGGATACATATTCCCAGTCGGAAGCGAAATTGTTGTATCTGGCGTAACCCCCACGGGCTACAACGGTGCCTATATAGTCACGGCTTCTTCTGCCGGT